CCTTAAAGAAAACTGGTTTAGTAATAGGGATAGACCATTTATTTCTATTTTGTTTATCCTTGTAATAAGTAGAAATTGTGTATTCTTTTTTAATATTTTTACTCGTACCTGTATAAGTAATTGTTTTAGTATTGTCTAATAAATCTTTTACAGAAAGGGTAATGTATCCTTTTGTACCACCATTCAATTTTACATTCCATAAGTGATCTTCACATACTTTAATATTGTGTCCATCACTAAATGTAATTTTACATAATTTTTTAATACCTTGAGGATATACACCAATTACATTTATTGGTTGACCATCAGAACCAATCACTTTATCTCCTGTTTGTATATCACCTATTCTTTTTCTACCTGTTGGTGTATATAACATATTATCAACATGTTCAGCTTTACCTTCAGCTACGGGGTCAATAGAAGCATAGTACATTCCAAAGTTAGGATTCTCAACGGGTCTTTCCCATACTACAAGAACTCCTGTTTTATCTTCAGTATTTTTTGTAATTGGAAATTCTGTAATTGGTCTTTTATTACTATGCTCTGGAAGTATCTTTCCATTGGCATCTCTACCTAAATCTAAGAACTCATATGGGTAATCTTTATCTTCAATTCTTCTTTGTTGTGCTGTTACCAAATGCATTGGAAACTTAGATACTGTTCTGTTAGCAAAAGCTTCTTCAATGTTTCTTGGATGCTGAGAAATCCTTAGCTGATATGTTTCTGGATCAAGTTCTTTTTTCCATTTTTCAAACTGATCATCTAATGCTTCTAATGCTTCTTGTACTTTAGAATTTCCAAAGTTATCAATATAGGGAGGCATAGACCATTGCTCAGGTATAAATAACCCAGATTTTCCTACAGAACCTTTATTATCTAGCAAATCAGTTTCTACAGAGTATATATCATTTTCAGTTGGATACAGAATCATTTTTCTTAATGGTTCACATTGAGATAAATCCCCCACTGATCCTGCTGCAATAAACATACCTGTAGTAGTTAAACCAGATCTCATTGCAGGACGCATATACTCATATGTATTATTCATTCTTGGAGCAATACCAGCCTCCTCATGGAAGAAGTACTTAACCGGACCCCCTACACCATTTGTTGGATCTTTCTCAAATGACATACCTTGGATAGTACCTTTAAGACCTACTTCTGTTTTTCTGTCCCCTCTCCTTACCTCAATCTTCTGTTGCCACATCATCACCTTGTCTGGAGACATAGGTCTATACCATGCTGTATGTTCATTAAGAAAAGCCGCGTACTCTTGTAAAAACTTCCAGGAACCTTTCTCATTAATGTAGTCTTTAAGGCTAGCACCAATCTTTAGAGTAACCCCTTCTTCAAACCATTGCTGGTTAAGAAGTTTAGCCATGTGATAATATGAAGAAGCTATCTGTCTTTTCTTTAAAATAGCTACATGGTTATAATTTAATTCTGATAGTATTTCATAAAGAGCCATGTGATATTGAGCATCTCTAATATCAGCAAAACCAAATTTTTGAATTTCTTTGTTAAAGATAGGTAAGAAGTTTAACCACATATAGTAGTCTCTAGTCATATACCAAACTTTATCATTTTCTTTTATCAATAGCCCTCTTCTGCATTTTGCTTTCTGATCATCCCAGTATGTTATAAAATCTTTAGATTTAAAAGGAGCTGTACAGTAAACTTTGTCTTTATTAAACTTAGCTGACTCTTGTGTAAATAAATGTGTAGTAGTATCATTGAATTCATACTTACCAGGTTCTTTAAAAACATTAGTTAGTAAGTATTCATAGAATTCTTCTCTTGAGTTAAAGTCAGTAGAAGCCCATGTACCATTATCCCATGTTGGTATGTCTTGATATATTTCTCTCATAATTACTGATCATATCCTAATCCAATTCCTCCGCGCACTTTGCTGGATTGTTCTTCTTGTAAATCTTTATATACTCATTAAAACTTTTAGCAGCTGCAATAATAGAGTTCATGTTACCGTCCCTACCCGTAGTAAGTGTTGATGTTTCCATAAACTTTGCCAATCTATCTAGCATAGATGCAATACCTTTATATGCTCTTGATGTTGGTGTTTCATACATTCTTTGACAGAATAGTAAACCAATAGCAATGTCATCATCTTCTGTAGAAAACTCAGCTTGTATTTCATGAAGAATTATAGATTCTTTATCTATTTCCGGAGTATGAAAAAATGGATTCATATCTGGATTAGGACAAGTCATGTAAAAAAAATACTGGTATATCTTTAAGTAGTCATCTGGATAATTATCCATAATATCCTTTAAAGCTTTCAGTGTATAACAATGTTCAGTAGGAATCACCACACCATTTTGCACATCAAACAATCTTACTATCATACTATTTTTTTTTAATTATTATTTTGTTGTCTTTGATATAATGCATTAAAGCATTAACCTCATCTACAAGATACGGAATTACCATTGGAATTACTTCTTTTATTACAGGATCTCCATTGTGATTTAGTTTAATTACTGGATATCCATACTCATCTTCAGATTCAACTTCAAACACAACATGATGAATAAACATTTTTCCTGGTTTTAATTTAGGATTATGTTTAAGCATAATGTACATGTAGATGCTTAATTGGATTGCATAGTGATTAAAGTTACAATCATCTAAACTATCTAATGGAAATTGTAATTTGTCTGAAGCTCCTTCCCAGTTTACAAAAGATTCTTTCTTAATCTCTTTGTTTGTCTTGTAGTCAATGATATTTATTTTACCATTCACTACCTCAACTAAATCTGACTGACCACATATACCTGCAGATTTAAGATAAACCATATGTTCAGGATACACTCCTTCTTCTAGCTTCTGATTAGGTGCAAGTTTTATACCGCTTTCTGTTGTTTCATTAGGAATAAATATTGGTATGTTCTTCCCATCAACTTCAAGAGATGATAATGCACAAAGATCTGCTTCTCTTTGATTATGGTAATATGTTCCCATAGTAACAGCTCTTTCAGATTCAGTTTCCCAAATCTCTTGTATTTTCTTTGGATCAATACCAAACCATTTAGATCTTTTATTCTTAGAAACTTTTGCAGCAATAGACTTAGCATCAAAAGGTTTTTTAAAGTGAGCGACTAATGTTGTTACACTTATCCAATTGAGTTTATCTTCAGCTGTTAAGCTTTTGTAAGTATGATCTGTTGCACTAAAGTATATACTCATCTTATTTAAGATTATCTAGTTTATCCTCATCTTCTTCTGATATTAATGCTTTCCATACCAAGTCTGGGCAGCTTGATGATAATGATCTTGTTTTAAAAGAAAGTGAGCAACCACATAAATTACAACAAGGTTGTGTACCAGGCATAACACATGATTTGCCTTCATCATCTCTTTTTACACAAATATTGCATTTAGCCATTCTTTCGGCTGCTATCTCTTCAACAAACTGATCTCTAATGATGGTATTTTTAATCCCCTCCATTATTTCTTTCCGGTGTTTCCAGATGTTTTGAAATGTACTCATTTTTAATAGTTTTAAAATTATTCTTTTTTTCTTCTTCTTTTAAAATGATGATGTCTAGTTCTTTTAATAATTCAATTTTAGACTCTAATTTCTTTTTATTAAAGTAAGCATTAAATGTAGATGTATCATGGCTTTTAAGTTTTCTTTCTGCTTCACTTATACCTCTTCTTACATTATAGGCTTTACATACAAATTGACCTAACCCATCTACATTAATTCTAGGATGTACAAGATTTGATAATTTTTGTCTTAAATTCTTGTACATGAACTCTACAAGATCCTCAATTAAATATTCACTAATACTTAACTCTTCTGAAAGAGTTTTATACAGGTTGTTTGTTTTCTTCGGATTCATAACCTAATAATTTATAATCAAGAAGTATTGTCCCTGTTGTTTGAATTTTTAAATTTGGATTAAGCATAACTTGTTTTTTATTATTTGGATCTTTAATTACCAATCCAATTTTTTCAGATTTGTTAATACAGTTTCTTACTGTCTGTGGAGATTTAAATATCCAATCTTCTTCAGAAGATGCATCATAACAAAAATGAGTTAATTCTACTGGTTGATTAAAACTTAATAATGTCAAACAATTTAAATCAGAATCACTCATTACTACACGGTTAATGTAGCAATGAGTTAATATCTGAAACTTAACCACATCCCATTTAGGCATCTTCACCTTTTTCTGAACTTGGTTAACTGTTGCCATACTTATGATTTTTTAAGTTTTCTCTCTGCTGTAGGAGTAGGTTCTCCTGACGGTATTCCTTCTTCTTCTTCACCATCACCTGTTTCTTGCTCTTGTTGAGCAGCCATAATGTTAGCCCACTGAATTTGAATAGTAGCTCTCTTAAATCTTGCTTCCTCAATTTCAGTTAACAGCTTTTCATACTTAGCTTGTGCTTCTAAATAAGGATGTGACTCTGTGTAGAACTGCTTCATTTCTTCCTTTCTTGCAGCTAACTCTTCTTGAGTCAATTCTCTTTCTTCTGTTACATTTTCCATTTTTATATTTTTTAAGTTTAAACAAAAATACAAATAAAGTTTAAATCTAAAATATTTAAAATAAAAAAATCCAGATGTACAAACACCTGGATTATTGTAAATTCATCATGTAATATGCATTACCTATTTTTAATTGTAAAATTTAATATGGTTAAGCAATAAAACATTCTAGTTTTATCAATTTCAATACTGAATACATCAATGCTAGATATTCTTAATTTAATTATTAATTTATCCCATTGTTTATTTGGTGACTTCCAATTATTTCTAAATTTCATATTTCAAATTCATTTAATAAAACATAAGTAACTTTCTTTTGTGGTTTCACAAGTTTAATTATTTCTAAATGTTTTTGTTTATTATTTACTACCTGACAACCTGCAGACCAAGTTTCAATATTTTCTTGAATACCTTTAAAGTTATTATCATAAGTAGCAGCATGAAAGTTAATACCAAAACCAGAACCTTTAGTAGGAATTCCATACTCTTCTGATTTTTTATTTTTGTTTCCATCTCGGAATACAATAAAGTTACCTACTTGTTTTAAAGCTGGCATTTTTCCTAAATGTAAACCATAAGCCCATACATCATAATACCACTCATCAGATTTAACTAAAGCAGCACCTGCTTTATTGTATTTAAGAAAACCACCTTCTAGAATTGGTGTACCAGGATTAGTTGTACCAGATACAACCATTATAAAAAGTTCACCATTAAATAAATAAAACTTATCATCAAATTTATTTGGAGCATCTTCATTAGATCTTATTCCAAGTATCCAATAACCTTGTGGAATATTTTTAAATGAGGGTAAAGATTTTACTTTAGCAATTAATTGCTGATCATTATAAGTTCTTACGTTTGTCATACTTTAATTTTTAATGAGCAACTTGAGAATCATCAACTGTTAGTTGAGACATAGCGGCAATTAAACTACCACCAAATGCAGCGTAGCCACCTGCTGTAATAATTGCTATTGGTAAACCTACCGGAGCTGTTATCAACACTGTTCCTACAGCAGACAACACTAAACCTATACTTTGTACTTTTTTCCAAAACTTAGGTGTAGGTGCTAAAAATCTTTCTTTGATTGTTAATTTTTTCATAATGTTTATTTTTTAATTATCAGTGCTTTTACAGCATCTGAAAGTTCACTAACATTTTTTGCAAGATTTTTAATTTCAAGCTGAGTCAGTTCTTGTATAGCTTGATACTTTAACTGATTTTCTTGTTGTACTAACTCAATTTTTCCTTTAAGTTTTCCAAGTTCTTCACTTGTTTTAGTGTGATGATTTAATAACAATTCAATGTCTTTTCTTGTATCATTATAAGCATTCCTTAAAAAGAAACTAAACAGAGTAATAACAGTACCTGCTATAAATAATATTAAGGTTAATGTTGAAGCATCCATGTACAATAAGTTTATAAAAATATATATAATAATATACAAAAAATTTTAAAATAAACCTATAAAAAATACTGTTCTCTAACCTCTATAGGAACATTATCCATCTCCTGAAACTTCTCAAATAAGATAGGTCTCTGAGTAATAGCTAATTCATAAATTTCATCTAATGCGGCTTGTTCATTTGGGTATGTGAAAAAACTTGCAATGTAGTCTGATATCTCTGGATCAGATGGTCTTAAACAAACATTAGCCTCTAAATCGGGCTCTATGTAATAACTTGTTGATAATGTAAATTGTTTCATAATTATAAAGAATAAACACCTAATCTATAAACATCAAATTGTCCTGAATTGGTAACACCACCTGCTGATGTACCCATAGTTCTTGCACCATAGAAATTTAAAGCCGGTGCTGGTAAATTATCATATATTGTTCCTTGTGCAATAGCTCCTGTTTCTTTATTTATTATTCTATAATTAACCTCACTTGAATTTGGAGCATTATATAAATAACAACTATAGATTGTTGTGATAGCAGCACCTGCTGTTCTATTAGATGGGAATGAAGAACCTAAATCTATTTTTGTTGCTGTACCAGATGCATTGTTGTGCATTATTTGCAAATTAGCGTCTCCTGAATCATTTGCAAATGCAATAATATTTATTAATGAAGAAGGTTGATCATTTGCTGCACCACCTATAACTAAGTCAGATGTTGATGAAGCAAGACCCCAAAAGTTATGTGTACCTGTAGCAGTTGCTGTATCTGAGATATTAAATTCACCAGTAAATAGAAATCCTCCTGAAACATACCATAATAAAGCAGATCCTCTTAGTCCAGAATATCTACCTGTTGCTACTATGCTTGCTGTTACACCCAGTCTAATACTTCTTGTTGCATATGAAGTAGCTGAAATTGTTCTAGCAACGGTAGTACCACTTGTAGCTAATGTTACACCTGCTACAGTATCAACTGTTGTAGAATTATTTCTAAATGTACTACCTCTCCAAATTCCATTAGAACCAATTTTATAATTAAATGTATTCCAATCTTCTGAACTTAACCAACCATCAAATGTAGAAGTTGATTGTCCAAGCTTATATTTAATACTTATTAAAGTTTCATCACCTGTATTGGCACCACTTAAATTTTCAGCAAAAATTTCTCCGGTAAAAGTATCACCATTTATGTTTGCCGGAGTATATCCTAAAGTAGTAAATATATTCCAAGTTGTTCCATCTGAATAATAGTAACTCCCATTATGATACACTATTCTTTTAGTATTAGCACTTGCCAAATTAGTTGTAATATCTAATGTATCAGCTCTTAAATTATTGATGTTATTACCTTGCATGTTAACATCAACAAAAAACTTCTTGTCTGCCATATTATTATTTTTTACAAATATAGTAAATTTAGAGTTTTTTTATCAAAAAAAACTCTTGCACTAATTAAATGCAAGAGTTTTTTGATTATTTTTTTTTAATTAATTATTTTGTTAAATAACAATTAATTACACTTCAGGATTTACTCTTGATAAAGCAATACCAATATTGTCCGTTGGTATCTGATTTACATACACTCTTGATGTATTTTGGTCAATTTTAACAACTTGTAATTCACACAACGCACCGTTTGATAAGTCAAAAGCAGAAATGTTTAACCAATTTGAATTTAAATTGTGAGTTACATCTTGTAAGTAATAATCCGATTGTGCAACCCAATTCGCAACTAACAAAGTTTTTGCATAACTATTAGTATTAAATTTACCATCAGTGTAAGCATTAGCATCAGTTAATGCTTGAGCAGCAGATCCTGCAGCATCATAGTTAGGAGCTAATGAATCAGCGTAAGCTTCAGCAGCAGCTTGTGCAGCATCTGCTTTTGCAGTAGCGTCAGCAGAAGCAGTAGCTTCAGCGTTAGCTTGTGCACTTGAAGCAGCACCATCTACATACAATTTGTTTGTAGCATCTCCGTCATTGGTTGGTGCTGTTAGGTTACTTATTTTACCAAGATTTAAATCTAATTCTTGAGTAATAACATTAATTTTATTACCAAATAAATTTTCTATTGAGTTTGTACCTAATGATAAAGTTGAAGTAGTTCCAACATTACTAAGATCATTACCACCCATGTCAATAGCACCAGTCATTGTACCACCAGTAAGAGGTAATGCAGTAGCTACTTGACCGTCAACATACGTTTTGTTAGTTGCATCATTTTCACTAATTGGAGAATCTAATTCAGTAATCCTATTCAACCCTAGCTTAACATTACCTGAAAAAGCAGATCCAGGTAAAGCTAAATATCCAGTACCACTTGTTGTAGAAATTTGATTAGTGTTGATAGAGTTTACACCAGCAATATTATTGTTAGCCATGTCAAGAGTTCCAGACATAGTACCACCAGCCAGAGGTAATTTGTTGGTAATCTCAGGAGTAATTTGAGCATCAATTTTACCTTGTAATGTTGCAGGAGTAATAACAACTGCACCAGCTTCAGTACCATCAATAGCTTCTGTTTGAGTAGCTAAACGAGAAATACCATCAACTTCATCATTAGCAATAACAATGTTACCTTGTAAAATCAACCAGTCTGCAATTGTTGCACCAGCATTATCAACTTTAGCAACAATTGAATCACCAACTTGTACAGACTCTCCTAAGAAACCACCTGCTGCAGTTGCTGCCCAAAAGAAACCTTTTAATGCTGATCCGTCTGTAATATTTGGAGTATCAGTTGTTGGATCATATCCACCTTGGAAGATCAAACCACCTGTTACTGCTGAAATATCAGATAAGTTAGCTACATTTTGAGTAGCTGTACCATTGAAATATTGTAAACGGTGTGATCCTGAGTCATATCCAAAAGCACCTTCCGTTGAACCAATACCCGTGTTAGTTCCAATTTTTGCATTTGTTAATGCACTACCTTGTAGATTAATGTCTACAAAAAACTTTTTTTCTGCCATTTTGTTTTGTTTTAAATTAAGTTAGGTTATAATATAATATACAATTTAATTTTATTAATTACAATAAACATACCCAGAAACTGGAATATTTAATGTTATGTTTACAGTGTTATTATCTATCCAGTCAATCTGAGCAATGATTTCATTCTTATCTTCATCAACTACTTGCACAGAACACTTGGTATTTAGATTATGATTAACAATCCATAGAGTTTCTGGAACAGATTGAGTATGTACATAACTTATATCTGGAAGTGAATTTACAAGATCAAATTCACCAGATACAGGATTGTATTTATTTTTCATACCGTTATTTCTATTTTGCATAACTATGAATATTGAATTTGTGTTACATTTCCATTTACATCATAGGTGAAAGTTTCTATAATAGTTTCTACACCATATTCGGTAGTTCCTGTATGGGTAACACTTGTAATATCATTATCACCATTGTAAGCTAAAACTCTATTATAATTTGATGCTCCTTGAATCCTACCTATTTTAGATATTGAATTCTTTTTAATTATTTCTACAAATGCCTCAACTATTAAGAGAGTTGTTTCTGTAGCAGCCCCACCTGGAGGTGCAATACTGGAAATACCATCTACTATTTGTTGAAGGCCTAGTAAGGTTTTCATTTGATACGGATAATTATTTCCTTGATTTCCTGTATCTTTTAAGTTTCCTATTGACATTATTTCTATTTTTTAATTAAACTGATTTCTGATTTCTATAAGAACATTATTTAATTGCTTTATGAATATAATGTACAAGCAAATCTAATTCCAGTAGCAGTACCTGTTGGTGTTGCGGGCATAGTTGTTATATTTGCTGTATTAGTTATTCCGAATATAACATCAGAAATTCCTACATCATATATTGTTCGCCAGCTAGTTCCATCTGCATAATAACCTACAACAAGATTTTCACCAACTACTAACTTTAATGTCTGTCCTACTTCTGCTGTAAGAGATATTTCATTTGGACCAACACCACAAGTTAAAGATCCTTGACCTATCAATGTCATTGACCCACCCAAAGTTCCTCTATAAATTCCAAATCTAACTAAATCTGTTCCAGAAAAACCCCATAGTTTTACTTTAGATATAGTTCCTGTAACAGTACTTATTGTTTGATAATAATACTGAGTAGATGCTGCAGTTGGCGCAGTGTCAGCAGAAGATACATCTTGAGGTGAAAACGCAACAGCTTCTGTATGTTGAGGTATACTCAATGTATTACCAACTAATGTTGCGGCACCAGTTGTACCAGTAGTATTCAATGTTAATCCTGTATCAGCAACTGTTAAAGTGGCCCAGTTAGCTTTACCATCAGTAGTCATGTTTTTTAGGAATCTACCTGCTACTGTTTCTGTACCATCAATTAATTGTACTGCATATTGAGATACACCAACTGCCTCAAACTTACCACCGATACCTAACAGACCACTATAACCACTACTTTCACCTCCTATAGCCCATATACCAATATTAGTTGTTGTTATAGTATCATTGCCTTGAGATCTAGCTTTAATTCCAATATTTAAGGTACTACTTAAATTTGCAAATGCTTGAATAGCAGTTGCTGTTTGTGAATGCTGTGAAGCAAAACCTCCATTCTGAGAATTTGCTACTGTAAGCACATCTGTAGCTGCTGTTGGATTAGTACCCTCTAATCTAAATATAGAATATTTATAATCATCAATAACTCTTAATATGTTATCATTAGTAAATAAACCAGTTACTTGTCCTATTTGAACTGTTGTAGATGATGAATATATTAATGAATCCCCTAAACTTGTACCATCTGGTGTCCACTTAGGAACATAATTAAGAGTACCACTACCATCTATTGCTCCCGATACATCAGCAGCAGTAATTGTAGCCCAATTAGCTTGTCCTGTTGCTGTTACGGATTTAAGAAATTTACCAGAAGCTTCTGAACCATCTACCAACTGTACAGAATAGTTTGCTGCTCCACCATATGCTTCAAATTTACCACCTGTGTTTATAGCCAATGCAGGAAGATCTGTTTGAAAAGCTTTACCATACACACCTGTATTACCGCCAAAATCAGAACTACTAGATTCAGCATAAACACCTGTGCCTTTTGCTGCATAAGCTGCAATAGCAGTACTAAAATCACTAATTGTACTTGCAACAACAGCATTAGAAGAAGATGTAACATTTATACCATAAAGATTGCTAAGACCTGATTGTATTGAAAGTATTGTATTTGCAATATATGTACCACCTATATTAGCTCTAGTTCCATTATCTTCAAACAAACTATCACCAAGTGTTGATGCACCTGTCCATTTTGAAAGTTTATTGATTGTTCCTGAGCCATCTACTTTGTTATTAAAGGTTGTCCAGTTAGCTGAACTTAGAGCACCTCTATTGGTAGCTGATGCTGTTGGTAAGTTAAACATGTGTGTAGTTCCACTTGATACTATTGCAAAATCTGTACCTGTAGTACCTACTCCTAAATTTTGAACTTGAGCAGTTAAACCATTTAAAGCAGTTAAGCCAGTTGAAAATGTAGTTATTATCTGACAAAGATGGCTATCCTCTGTATGCAATTTTATAGTCCTACCACTATGTGTTACATAGATACGGACAGCTAATCTATCAGTAGCTAATAATGTTGTTTGTGGCACAGCTAATGCAGTGATGTATAAATCTATTACTGTACCACCTGTTATTCCTTCAGGATTTGCTGAATTACTTGCAATTAAAGATAAGGTAGTCCCATCCCATTTATATAATTCAACATAAAATGAAGGTGTACCACCGCTACTTGAAGCACTAAAATAAGTTTCAAAATTCCAATTTCCTCCCGGTATTTCTAATAAACCTGGTACACCAATATCTGTAATAAATGATTGAATATAACCATTGGCATTTATTGTAAAATCTGTTCCAGCACCTAACACTGGTGTTCTATCTACTTGTTTAAATGCAACACCACCAAGTGTACCTTGTGAAACTGAACCGTTTAAATATAATGATAATGATGCCCCACCACCTGTTGATCCTGGAAAATTAGCAAGTGTACCATCTCCTCTAATATATTGACCAACAGTTCCAGCTCCTGTTACACCTATTATACCAGATGAAATAATTGGTGAATTAGTTACTGTAAATGCAGACGGCATTGATAAACCAACACTAGATACACCCATAGGTGCTCCATTAATAGTGACTGTTACATCATTACCTATAGTTGATGCAGTAACACCAGCACCAACAAAATCAATACTAGAGACATCTGTAGTGAGTATTGTTGATTCTTCTGAAATAGCAATTTTTTTCTTTATATTTATTTCTGTACTCATACTATGAATTATAAATTATTATCAACTCTGTTCCTGTACCATTATAAGTAAAGGTACCAGTTGTATAATAATTATTTATTGCATCTGCACTAAAACTAAAACTTTCTCCTGGCTTAATTGTACTACCTAAGAATGTACCATTTGCTGCTCCTACATTAGAAACTGAAAGGCTGTAAGTTTTTACAGCAACAGTACCTGATCCAGTAACTCTAAGAAAACCTGGAGTTCTTGCTACACCAGCTTGATCAGAAGCAAGAACAACAGCCAAACTATTAGACATAGTATCTTGACCAAGAGGATTAACAATAGTTACATTTCCACTTCCACCACCAGCAACAGTATCAATAATACCCTGTAAACCTTGTAATACTTTATATTGGTATGGAAAGTTATTACCTAAATTCCCAGTATCTTTTAAATTTCCAATTGACATGATATAAAAATTTAGACTATGTATTAATATACTTAAAAAAATTAACAAAAACAAAAAACCCCGGAAGTTAATCCAGGGTTTGTATAAGTCAAGTTAAATTTATTCAGCTACTTCTAATTTTAATTCCTCAACAGGAATTAAATTGTGAACTACATTTAATGCTACTAATATTTGATTAGTATCTGCTAATGTATAAACTCCTTTTAATGTAGCTGCGTTTAATGCTTGCTCAATTGTTTTAACTGCTTCAGTTGGTGTCATAGTAAATTTATTTAGTTTATGGTTTAGATTGTAAATATATAAAATTTATTATTTATATTAAACCTTCCAACTCAGTTTTTTGTGCCGGAGTTAATGCAGTTGCAAACCATTCTTTACCTAACATAATAGCAATGTGATCCACATTACGTGTTAC